GCGGTAGTCTTAACCTGAATTTAGATCCACCACCTTAATAAGATTAAGACCTTATTGAGGTGGTCAAAAATTTGACCGTAGGAGGCCATAGATGGCTCATTTAATTATCTCTTCAAAAGACATTCGTAAACTCGACGGATTGTATTCCCTTAATGATCTTCATGTTGTATCTGGCGCTACCAGAAAACATCAGCCAGCCAATTTTTTACGGCTAGAAACTACCCAAGAATTAATTACTGAAATTGACAGATCCTCAGATCTGAGGAACGGAATTGAGCGATGTGCAGATATGCATAACACTGTTAAATCAAAACGCGGTGGAGCTGATAAAGGCACTTGGGTGTGCAAAGAACTGGTTTACGCTTACGCCATGTGGATCAGCCCGAAGTTTAACCTGCAAGTGATCCGCGCCTTCGACCAAGCCCAACATCAAGAACCCGAACTGGTTCAACAAAGCTTACCCGCTCCCATCCAAGACGACGAAAAGCTCAAACTCATCAACGACATCGCCCAATCCTTGGGAATAACAGAAAACATCGTCGTCGTACCCGCCGCCGACATCATGAATATGGTGCAAACCATCCGAAACTACCAACAACAAATCGCCAAACTCCAAACCAACCCAGCATGGGTCGACCAAACCATCGAACGCGTTAAAAACGCCACAGGCCGACACTTCGGAGAAGGTTAGAGCAGGGAAGGACAAGGGGCGAAAGCCCCTTGGTTTATTTAAAAATCTTATTAAACTCGTTAATGAAAGCTTTTTCAGATTTTTGTCTAGAGATAATCATTAGTTTTGTAAAATCTTCAGTGTTCATTTCAGTACCAAGGTCTAACATTGAGGAAACTTTATCTTCTATATGTTCGAGTGTTAAGTCGCTGGGAGGAGAAGCTTGATAAATAGCTTTATAAATGGCTATTTTAGTATTTATTTTTCCTGCTAAATTTATAAAATCATCCCATAGTCGTGCGTCTTCTTTTTGTAATTCTTCTATCCTAGAATTTAGTGGTCTTATATCTCCGTTCTTTGCGTGTTTTTCAATTGCCTCTCGTAAATTTATAATTGAAAAACTATACAAAATACCTTTGTTGAAATAGTTGTTTAGCAAATCTTGTAGCTCAATCATGGCGCTTTGTTTTAACGATATTTTATTTTGAGTGTGCCATTCATCTTTAGCTTTTAATGCTAAGCACAGTAAGCCTAGTGTAGCAGTGCCCGCCAACACCCCACCTATATCAGCAAAGGTTGCATCGCCTTTCTCCCAAAACCTTACGTAAGCCAAAGTAAAAATCGACCCTACAAACACGCCTGAGAGTAGCACTAGGAAAAACTCGACTTGGTCTTTGGCGGCTTTCTTTATTGTGTTCTTGGCTGTCTTGAACATGGCGTCTTCCGTGTGAGAGTTAGTTGTCAATGAGAGTGATCTTTTCGGACCTTTCATACAGCGTTCCCGCCGCTTGATAAATGTTGTTTAGTCGCCATTGTGTTCGACGTTTTGTTCTCTTTGCGTCGTGCTCGTTGTATTTGGGGGCAGGGTCTAAGTAGATGATGCCAGCATGGATGGCTCTAATTAGGTTTTCTACTGTCGATCTAAAACACCATAAAACTTCGTTCCCAAACTCAACACGTGTGAGGTAGCCTTCAGCTATATCCTCAGGAACTGTATTGGCAATGACTTTTGCTGGTACGTAAACAACTTCGTTGTGCTTTGCGCCCCATCTATTCATTAAGTGTTCTATAGACCACGATGCTGCAATGTCTCCGTTTGTGTATTCAAGTACTACTTGCATGCCATTCATTTGTTTGGCGAATGTGATGCTTGGGTTATACTCTTGGCGTGTAATCTCAGCCTCTTTTTGCCCTTTCTTAACGGGGAAGCAGATTATTTTCAGGGTTAAGCTGGTTTTTGTATTGGTTGTATAGGCTTTATGAAGACCTGTGAACCGATAGTCTTCACCTTTTAGATAACCATAGGTTTTCATAAAGCTATTAAAGTTCTCTCGATATAAGCCACCATCTGCTTCCGTTGTAATTAGGGACAATTTGTTTCGAGTGAAGCATTTAAGTTCTATGCCGTATATGTCCCCATCATGGTTGCTGTTGGGGAGGATTCCACAAGCGTGCTCCAAGGTGTAGCCATGCACTTGGGTACCCTTAAAGGGGATTGTGTTGCCATTTTTATCAAACCTGCAACCTACTAAACACTTGTTTGCGATTCTTTCTGCTAGAAGTGCTTTTAGTTTTGTTGTGCCATCAAACGAGTCGCCAATGTCTAAGTGCTTACAAATGGTTGAGCCGTGAAATTGTTGTAGTTGAGAAAACTCTTGTATGAACTGTTCTGATGGATCAACGATCATCATGGCAATGGCTCTGCCCGTTGGCGTTGCTCCGAGTACTAAGTATCTGGGTTTTAAATCGGGGCTTTTGGTGTATTCCACGCTCATAGACTTCGGCATGTTGCCGTTGACTGTTTGAAATCCAGATAGGCGTGTTTCAGGGTATTGATGGTAGGTGATGGCTTTGCATTGTTTGGCTTCTTCTAATTCGCCTGTCGTGCCTAGCCAAAAGAATTCATTAAAAATGGCTCTGGCTATTGGTTGGCCAGGTTTAGAGGCACGTTTGGTAACGCTGCTACTGATTTCTCTTTCTTCAAATGTCAGGTCAAAGACGGAGTTCAATACGCTTGTATCATGATGTATATAGACTTGGTTTTTATCGTTGTTGTTTTTTGCTAGGCATTTGATGAGGGCTAGGGAGCAACCGTGGTTTTTTAGTTTGTTTTTTACGATATCTAGGCTAGCTAATTCAGTAAAGTCTAAGTGGTTGAACTCAGTCATAATTTCAGGTCCATTGAAATATATGACTGTACCCAGGAAGGTGCTGAACTTCAACTAGAGGGGGTTATGCAACATTTCCAAGTTTTTTATTTCGTTGTATTGCTTCATAAATGCGGTCTTTCATTAATTCTGCAACCGCTCTAAATACAGGCACGACGACCGAGTTTCCAAATTGCCTGTAGGCTTGAGTGTCTGAAACAGGAATGACGAAGTTTGTCTCACCTGGTTTATCAAAGCCCATTAGGCGAGCACATTCTTGTGGGGTAAGCCGTCTTGGTCTTGATGCTTGGTTAAACATGTCGTTAAAGTCCAATTCGCCTAGCTTTTTATCCCAACCCCGATCAATGAGAATCTCTGAACCGTCTTTGTGGTAACGGGCAGACAGTGTGCGTGCGTATGCTTTTTTGTCGTTTGGATCGACTAGACCATAGCCAAAACCATTGCCTTTGGCTTGGTGCTTTTTGGCATATTGGTACAAATATTCCCATAGCTTTGGCGTAAGGATGTATTTTTCTGGTACTTCCTCGTCTAGTAAGTCTGCGAAGGTAGGCGTTGATTCTGGCTTTTTGATTTGGCTCAAAGAGAAATCGTTTGATAGGCCTAGATCTCGCCTAAAGCCAACTAAGATTATTCGTTCTCTGTGTTGTGGAATGAAGGCTTTAGCGTCGATAATTTTAGGGTCTTGCCCACCTTTGTTACTGTCTATGTCAGCAACGTCATAACCTAGGTCATCCAGTGCTTCCATGATGACTTTGAAGGTTTTTCCTTTGTCGTGGCTTTTAAGATTTTTTACATTCTCGAGCACAAAAGCAGCTGGTTGTTTCGCGGTAATTACTCGGCAAACGTCGAAAAATAATGTGCCTTGAGTTTCACACTCGAAGCCGTGCGCCTTGCCTAAAGAGTTCTTTTTAGAGACACCCGCTAGCGAGAATGGCTGACATGGAAACCCTGCCAGTAGAACATCGTGATCTGGTATGCATTTATCAATATGTGCATAGGCTTCAGTTTCAGAGACGTCTTCGTTTTCAGTGAGGGTGATTTCTCTGATGTCTTCGTTGAAAACATGCTCATCTGGATCACTGTAGTTGTTCGCTTTGTAGGTGCGTACCGAGTATTTGTTCCATTCACTGGTGAAAACACACTTACCACCGATTTCATCGAAACCCTTTCTAATGCCGCCAATGCCTGCGAATAGGTCGATAAATTTAAATTGAGGGTTGTCGTAATGGGCTGGTTTGGCTGGAAGAAGGTTTTCTAAAATACTTGCTTCGAATTTGCTTAGGCATTTTTCAGATTTGCCCTTTAAGATGCGATTAATTGTCTCTCTACACCAGTCGTTACCAGTGTGAGGGTTCAATAATTCTGCAATCTGTTTTTGGTCATAGATTTCAAGCAGAGTGTTCAATGTATCTAGTGTTTCATTTTTACTTTTCATCTATATCTCTGGGTCAAATGAGTGATGTAAGGTTATCACTCGTTTTACCCAGATTGCAATAAATTTATGCTGTATGTTTGTACAGTTTTATTGGTTTTGCTCTTATTTTTATAATCTCATGATGCTTGGTGTGGCAGCGTAAGCTGTTGTATATTTTATTGAATTTAAAAAGTTAAGGAATGACATAGTGACTAGCGCGGAGTTATTGAATTTTTTCTCTACAGGCTTAATGGCATTGGTGGATTCTGCCGTCTCTAACCCAGTAGCGTTACTGAGTTTATTGGTTGCTGTGTTTGTGTGGCGACAAAGTAAAGCTGATGCCAAGTTAGCAAAAGAAACAGCAGAGTTTACTAGGAGAACGACGGAGGAAGCAGCACAGTTTGATAGGAAAACTGCAGAGGAAACGGCACAGTCTGCTAAGGAAGCAGCGCAGTCTGCTAAGGAAACGGCAGTAATGTCTGTTAAACCGCACCTTTCGTTGAGTAATGATAGATCACCTGATAAAGGTATTTATAACGCATTTATTAAGAATAATGGTATTGGTCCAGCGCTGATTAAAAGCTTTATCATTTATATAGATGGGCAAGAAGCAACTGCTAATGAGCATATAAGACCAATTGAAAATGCTGTACTTCAATTGGAATTAGCAATTAAAGAGCACTTTACGGTTTCATTAGTAGAAGGTGCAGGTGTATCAGCTGGCGAAGTTGAAAAAATTTTTGGTATAGAGCTTCACAGAGAAAACCTTCCTTTAACCAGAAATGTACTTGATCAACTAAATCGATTGGACCTTAGAATTGAATATACGGATTTGTATGGAAACCTAATGCCTATTTATGATTCAAGAGAAGTTGAAGAAGGCTTCTAGATTTTTTTGTACTTATTTAAATCAACTAAACCACCTTCGGGTGGTTTTTTTGTGCCTGAACAAAACGTTTTCATCAAAAAAGACTTGTGATTTGCCGCCAACAGGCCGCCATTGAGTTGTTAAGCCGATTTGCTGTAGGCCAATGTCTATAAGGGTTTATACGCAAAATGTCGCTTTCATAAGAAGAGAACGACATTCGATAAATACGCGCGCGAGGCTTGCGAAGGCGGGAGTTAGCCGTTAAAGTTTCTCCACGCTGTTAGTTTTGTATCTGACGGCAAGCAAACATCTTAAGCCCAGCCATCGTGTTGGGATTTGTCATTTCTGGGCCTCGCTGATTGCGGGGCTTTTTCGTTTCTGGACTGGACGCACTCTATGAAATTCCTACCGGATGAGCTCATACAAACAGCCGCATTCGTGGTGGTCGGTGTGCTAGGTGGTGCTGTGAAATATCTACGTGATTTCCAACAGAAAGCTAAAAAATTCTCGATAATTCATATGCTTATCGCTGTGTTTACTGGCGGTTTCTTGGGCATGTTGACGTTGTTTTTGTGTGCATCTCTTAATATGAGTGGGCCGATGACAGGCTTTATGGCGGGTGTCGCTGGCTTGATGGGAGACGAGGCAATCAAACTGTTCATTGATAAATTCAAGCGAGGCTTGTCATGAGTTTAAACCTATCTCAATTGCGTGAGTATGTCGTCCTACCGACGCTTTCCAACCTCGGTATGTACAGCGAAGCAGCAGAACAGCTGGTGATGGGGACAATCACTCAGGAATCACGTGGTACGCACCTTAAGCAGCTTGGTTCAGGGCCAGCGCTTGGTCTTATCCAAATGGAGCCAGCAACGCATGCCGATCTATGGCGCAATTTCATTAAATATAAACGCTCACTGAATGATGACCTTCGAGCATTACTGAGTGGTGAAGCCGATAGCGTGTTTGAAGTGTCTGGTATTCCAGATCCTTTGGAGCTTATTAGCAACATCAAATACGCTGTGGCGATGTGTCGTGTTCACTACTGGCGTAAGCCCCAAGCCATGCCAGAAGCCAATAATATCAAGGCCTTAGGTGAGTATTGGAAAGATCACTACAACACGATTCACGGTGCCGGCACTGTTGAAGAGTTCATTAATCATTTCCCGTATGAGCTATACGGAATCGATAAGGAGCAATATTTATGAGCATTATTCTGTTATCTATTCTTAAAACACTTTTGACTAAATTGGTTACTGAAAAGGTGTTAATTGCTGTCTTCTTACATGTGGCCGAATCACTGACAAAAAAGAGCACGAATACTCTTGATGATAAGCTCATGGTTGAAATTAAAAAAGCACTGAACGAATCCTGATTTTCGATGAGAAATCATCACTTTTTGCCTATTAAAAATGAGCTCGATTTCATGGCAAAAACAGTCAGGTGTACTTTTTGACGAAAATGGTTAAAAAAGAGTGTTTTTTCGATCATTCTTGATCGATTGGTTAATATTTGCGTTTCATTATATCTCATTGATTTATATAGAAAAGGTACTCGCCGTAGGGGCCTTTTTCCTGCGGGTTTTAGACTCGCGGGGTCACAGAATTTTTTTATAAAATAGCTTCTATTACCCTTACCGTTTTGATCATAACCCTTGTGAATATAGGTTGAATTTACATGACGACTAAAAAGCAACTCGCCATTACATTAGATGTAGATGCGAGGACGATACGAAATAATGAAAGAGACGGCTACGCCATAGTTTATAAGGAGTCTGGTGATGTCGATGTTGAAAAATCAGTACATGCTTATGTGAATTTTCAGTCAGGAATCATTCGGCAGCTGAGAGCGAATAATGGGAGGAAAACGGGGGGAACCAGTAGAAACAGTAAACAGCCAAAAACCCTCGAAGATTGGAAAAAAGAGAAGGAAAAGCAGGCGGCCATCAAACTTCACATACAAAACGGGCGAGATACCGCTGAATTAGTACCTTATGATGCTCTGTTAGAGCTGGTAAACGGGCCGCTTTCGATGTTTAGAAGGAAGCTTTTAGACGTGCCTAACCAGATACAAAAACGCCTAAAGATTTCCCCTAAAGAAGTAAAGGCAATTGAACTGGTGGTTGAGGGCGCTTTTGACAGTTTAAATGAGCTTGGAAATGATGAATTACCGTCGCTTATCGAGAACATTCTCGAAAAATATTCTAAACATTACGTCCCCGCCGAAGAAGATACCGCTAATACCATGGAGTAAGGAAAACTATAACTCCGATGCTCAAATATACCCGCCTAAGTCGTTTCAAAAAGCATGGTTGCTTGCACTTGAATCGCCTTATATAGAAAAGATCGTTCTGTCGAAAAGCGCGCGTGTTGGTTACGCCATTTTTATCAATACGTCTGTGGCGTGGCTGATCTCAAACGATCCTGGCAACATCATGATCGTTCAAAACACGCAAGGCGATGCGGAAAAGTTCGCGACAAAAGAGATTGGTAAGGTTTTTAATCACTGTTCGCCAGTGATGTCTAAGTTGTACGGCAAAAACACGGCGACTGAGAAAAGCTTTTTCGGTGGTGATTTGTCCGTTGTTTGGGCCACGTCTGCCAGTAGCTTTCGCATGGTGACGATCAAGTATCTCTTCATGGATGAGATATCAGGCTGGCCGGACAATGTCGATAAAGAAGGTGACCCGATTGATCTGGGTATCACTCGAACAGAGAGTGAAGGACAACGAAAGATTGTGCTTGGTTCCACACCCAAAGAAGCCGGTACTTGTAAGATCACCCGCGAATTTCTGCAAACCGATAAGCGGTATTTGTATGTGCCGTGTCCGCATTGTGAATTTAAACAGCGGCTTAAGTTAGAGAATTTTAGGTACACCCCCAAGAAATACAAAGAAGCGCATTTTGTCTGCATTCATTGCAGCGGCAAGATTGAAGAGCACCACAAATTTAACATGGTGGAAGCGGGCGAATGGCGTGCTACTCGTGAATTTGAATGTTGTGGTGTCCATCAAGCCCCAGAACGATGGGATGAAACAGGCTCGGCGCTTTGTTGTAAATGCGGTGAACCGGGTGACATCAATGAGCGCGGAAAATTAGACGCGGGCTTTCATATTTGGTCGGCCTACAACGACAATCCCAATACCTCGCTGCCTTCAATCGCCAGTGAATACGACAGCGCAAAAAAAGACCCGCGGAAGATGCAAACCTTCATGAACACCAAGGTGGGCGTGGAGTACTCGGACGCATTGCGCGCCCACAAGCTCAATAACTTTGAAGCGCTCTACCAGCGGCGAGAATATTACTCACCCATGGAGCAGTTACCCGAACAAACACGCTGTGTATTAGCAACGATTGATACCCAAAAGAACCGCTTCGATTATCACTTTTGGGCGGTGGGTGAACGCGGCGAAATATGGGCCGTTCACTATGGCAAGGTGCATGGTGATCCTGAAGACGAATCTACCCAACAAAATCTTATTCATGAATTAGAAACGGAACTCACTTTGCCTGATGGCCGCGCCATTGGCGTGTTTGCCGCCGCGATGGACTGCAACGGCCATGCGTGGAAAGCCATGCTGGAATTTTGCGCGCCGTACCAAGGTTGGATCTTTGCCATTCGTGGGGAAGTGAATGCAAAGACCAAATTCAAGCCGGAGTTTACGCTGGGTTTTAAAGTCCACCCCGAAGTGAAATGTGAGTATCGCAGCCTTAACGTACATCAACTAAAAAACCGCGCGGCAGAACGTTTGAACAACGAAATGCCTGGTAAAAACTACGTCCATTTTCCTGTTAGCGATGTGTTCGATTTGATCTATTTTCAAATGCTCACCGCAGAGGAATTGAAAGGCAGCGGTAGCAATGTGAAATGGGATAAAAAGCCTGATCAAAAGCGTAACGAGCCATGGGATTTATTGGTGTACCTACTGTGGTTGTATGATTTTTTACGACCAGAAATTCAATCCGCTACACCTCAAGAGCCTTTGGGTTTGATCGACCCTAACGCACACAAACTTGTCGATGAAAACATTCAGACTGAGTATGTCGATGACTATGAAATGTCTGATTATGGAGATTACTGATGGCGATTTATTCCAACGATGACAACTTAAAAATCGTTCAACAAGCCATCTCGGACTTAGTTCAAGGCAAGCGTAAAGTTCGTGTGGAATACGTCACACCGCAAGGTGGTCGAACATCCATGCAATACACGGAAGTGAGCCTGTCAGAATTACGAGCACTGGAACGCCAAATGATCACGGATTTGCAGGCCGTTCCCTTGATGGAAAGTGTCGATGTTGAGGTGATATTTTGACGTATTCAAGTGTCACTAAATCGGCGTTGTTTAAAGGCGCGCAATTACACGACAACGAAAAAAGCGAAAGCGCGCTGCTCAAGGAAATTACCGCCAGTCATCACCTGGTTCGTAATAACCCGTTATTGCGAGTGGGGGCGTCACGTTTTCGTGCGAGCTGCATTGGTGGCGGCGCAAAGCCGGTGTTCGATCCTACCTTGTTTAGCGAAACCTTCATTCAGAGTTTTAACGAGTGGGCGCTTTATTGTGACTTTTACGAAAACACCAACTTTGCTGGCGTTCAAGCTTTAGCCGTCATCACCATGTTGTTGGATGGCAGCGCGTTTATTG